TCCCAGTCAATCGACGTTATCCATGCACCAAATGCGCCGAGCACATCTTTCAGCATGGGCACAAGCATCGTAAGACCGAAGTTCGTAAAGCGGGTTAGGATTGGAAGCAGTGCGTCACCGATGGCGCCCTTTGCATCTTCAATGCCCTCGCTGAGAAGCACCATGCCACCCTCGAGGGTTTCCGTTGCTTTCAGCGCCGAGCCACCGAACTGCACTTCCATCTCTTTCAAGATGAGTTGCTGTGCACCAGCAACGTCACCCACGGCGACCATCTCTTCGACGAGCGCCTTTTGCTCTTCGGTAAACGACACGCCCGATCGGGACAATGCCGACATGCCCTTGACCGGGTCATTAAGTGCTTTGCCCATCATCATGGCGGCGCCGCCCAAGTCCATGCCCAAAGCCTGCGCCATGTCGAGCGCAGCCTGCGTCGCACCTTCGAACTCTACGCCCTGAATCTTCGTAAACGTGGCGAGGACGTTCTGCGCTGACAGAATGGCGTCGTCTGGGAAGAGCGACATCCCCTCAGCGGCTGACATTGACCGTGCCAGCTCTTCCATCTGCTGCACGCTGTACCCAGCGGCGCCACCGGTGGACTCAATGACGGCTTCGGTCTGTGCGAGGACGTTCTGATAGTCCATTGAGCCACGCACCGCCGAGCTGAAAAAGTCGGTGACACCGCCGACGATGTTTGAGCCAATCTCGGCGGCGGCGTTGACGGCAAATGACCCGATGCTCTGAAACGCACCTCGGGCGATCTCTTTCATGCCGTCGAACTTCGAGCCCTGCGCCTCCGCAGTGGTGCCAACGTCTTTGATGGATTTCTCTAGGTCTTTGGCTACCGGGCTGAGGTCGTCTTTGCCGGTAAAATTGATTACGACGGTTTCCGCCATTACTTCTTCGCTTTCTGTCGTCGCTTCCTTACGTCAGCTTCGACTTCCATGATGGCGAGGTGTCTCCTGATGATGTACCACGGTGGCAGGTCTCTTGGTGCGCAGTGGTAGACATCGCGACACATGATGAGCTCTATGTACTCCAGCGGTGCGGGCTCATCAGTCCATAGATGCGCCATCACCGCCGTCTTTAGTTTCCCGAGTCGGTTCCGGTCATCTCTGCGACGATTGCTTGGGCAATCAGCTTGAGATGCTTTGCCGGTAAGTCGAGGATGCTCTTGCCCTCTGGCAGAACCACGCATCGCTCGTAAATTGGTATCATCTTGCGAATGTCATTGCCAGCCTCTTGGATGGCGATGAGGTCGCGAATGGTCAAGGCATCTGGGTTGACTGTGTACTGCATGGTGGGCACTCCTTGCATAAAAAACATAGAAAAAATTTTTCTCCAGTGCATGCTACAAAATTATTCCGCATTAGGAAGCCAAATAATTTTGGAAAAATTTTTCTCCAGTGCATGCATAGCAGAAAATCAGTTGGGCACCTCCGCTTTTGCGGTGTTGTGGCTATGCGACGGGTGCCCGACGTCGCACTGCCCGAGGCTATGGAGCGTAGGTGATGCCAGGTGCGCGCACCGTGAACGATGCGACCACTGGGCCAGCGCTTGAGGCGTCAACGGCTGGATAGTCGATTGATGTGATGTAGCCACCGGCGACCGTGGCAATCTCTTTGCCGGTTGAGCCCTTTGGCTCCCACTTCACCTCGACGAGGCTCCCAGCTTGGAACGCAGCCTCAGCTACTTCCCAAAGCTCAAGCGCGACCTCGGTGTACAAGAAGTTTACCGTCACTTCCACCGGCTCCTCTTTACCAATCAAAATGATGGCGTTGTTGCCGTCGAAGGTGTATGCCTCAGAGTTCACACGCGATGCGCTGACGGCGTCGACTGATTGCGACTGTCCGCTGTAATCTACGAACGAGCCCGACGCCACCTTAAGATAGACGGCGGCGGCGGCTCCGCTTAGGGCTCCGGTTGTTTGTGGCATGTCTTATCTCCTATTGAATAATCTCGCTGATGTTCAGCGTGGCGATGACGGCGTCATAGTAGCGCCCCGATGCCTGTGGCCACTCCAGCACTTGGCTTCGCAGACTTGCGCCGGTGACTGACCAATTCGGCCCGATCAGTGTACGCAGTGCATCGTGGTATTTGCCGAGATACGTCTCCATACTCGGCGCCACATCTTTGAGCCCGATGCCCATCCCAGCACCTCGCAGAAGCGCCACGTCAACCAGTGTCCACTCGGTCTGCATGACGTGTCCGCTTTGGAATGTCCGAGACTGCAAGCGATTACTCTGCATGCCAATGGCGCTAATGATTCGGCATGGTAGGTCGGCGACTTCGACGGAGTTCTTCAGCGTGGAGCCTCGGTAGACCGTCGTTACACCGGTGACCGCCATCGCCTCAAGTGCGTCGATGATTGCGTCAATCTGTGATGCCATCTACGACCTCCGGATGTAGGTCTTGAGGATGCGCATGGCGTCACTCATGGTCTGCCCAGCTTCAATCACCACGCCATCAGCGCTAATCACCGGCGCACCAAGTCCGGCGGCGCCGGGTCGTTGCGTGTAGTAGTGCTTGCACATGATGAGCGCAGCCTGCTTGATGTCTGCTGGCACAGTTTGGCTGTAGCCCCATTTGCCGGTCACGGCAATGCTCGCATCATGGTCGCCGGTCCAATAAATGCCTTTGTCCGCTTTGATGCGAATCTGGCCATACGGTGGCGCCATGTTGAACGGCAGAAGCGTGACGTCGTTGATGTTGATGGCGACGCCGTCGCCGTTCGTAATGGCAGTGAGTTCGTACAAATCCTCGCCAAGGTTCAGCGTGATCGCATCGAGCGTATGACCGCCATCGACAAAGCGCCGTGGGCTGAAGTAGTGCGCATGGATGGTGACTGGTGGGCCGTGGCCGTGCGTTGATTCCAGCTCAAAGTGACGATGCGTGCGTGTGGTGATCTCGCGCGTCACATTGTCGATGATTTCACCTAGCAACGTATCTTCAGATGCTGAAGTAATGCCGAGGTATCGCTTTAACTCTGTGAGCTCGAGGTACGCCATTACAGCACCTTCTTTTTCGCTGGCTTCGGTTCGTCAATGGCGATGGCTTGGCCTTGCTCAACGAGTATCTTTGCTTCTGCTTCGGGCATCTCAACGATGTCACCCGGCGCATGTACAATCAGCTCGCCGTTCGGTCCAAGCATTGCCATTGAGTAAATTAACTGTATCTTCATTGGGCATCTCCGAACGGTGCGCCGACGTTGCCATCAGCGCACCGTGGTTAGTTTACTTAGGCGTGCTTGCCAATTGCGAATGCCTCAGGCTGCGTCACGTCGCCACCAAAGCGCCACTTGGCGATCATGTAGGTGACGCCGGTGCGTGGGTTGTAGTCACGCTCAATCTGGACGCCGGCGGTGCGCTCAGCAAAGGCGTAGTAGCCGAAGTTGCCGAAGATGAACGCCTCGTTGCCGCTGACGCCGTATGCCTGTACGCTCTCACTGAGTGCCACTGGCCATGACTCAATGCGGCGCACGCCACCCTCCATGCTGGTTAAGAGCATGCCGGTGTTCGTGAGGTCAAGACCACGAGCGACGCCCCAGGTAGCATTGCGCATCACCCAGCCGGTCTCGCCGTTGGTCATGTATGCGCCGTTGACGGCCGTGCTGATGCTCAAGATTTGTGCGCTGGTGGCTGAGGTTGCGCCGAGCGTCACGTCGTTGGTGACACGAGCGTAGATGCCGTATGGCTGTGACGAACCGGTGCCGGTGATGATGAAGCTATTCACGCTCACGGCCATCGCTCGGGCGATTTCGTTCATCAAGAACTGCTCATAGTTGCTGGCGGTGTCAGCGAGGAGTTCTTCGGTGATGGCGAACTCAAGCGTGTCTTTGTAGAGCTGAATGGTCTTGGTGTTGGCGATGTTTGGCTCGCTGGCGGTGGCGGTGACACCTTCGCCGACGATCGCAGCAACAGCCTTGGTTGACTGGGCAGGCACAACGACTTTCCATGTGTCCGTCGTGATGCGTTGGAAGTTGAATTGACCCAAGAGGCTCATGTCGTCACGTCGGGCTACGACGTCGCGATTGATGGCGGTCGGTACGGTGAAACCGCCGTCGTTGTTCGTGCCCTCGGTCTGCGTCTTGACGGCGTAGCTCTTGGTGGCGTTGCGGAGTACGTTGAACACATCGGCGCCGTCGTCAGCCTTTTCGATTGGGGCTTTGACATTCATGTAGCGCTTGTAGGCTTGGTAGTACTCGTTGCTGTCGAATGGGTTCTCGGCAGGCGCAGCGGGCAAGGTCTTAACCTGTGGCTCGTCGTTGCGAGCGTTGTCGATGCCTTGTGGCATGGCTTTGGTCTCCTCTAGTGATTCGGTGTCTTTGGTCTGAATATCGTCAGGCGCTGGCGATGCATCAGCCATGCTCGATGCGGTGCCCTCTGCACTCTTGACTTCGGTTGCGGTGCGTGGCTCAGCCGGTGTCGGCGTCAAGCTGATTTCGGCGACGTGCCAGCGCTTAATCTCATAGCCACCCTTGATGGGCTCACGGACAACGAGGTGGGAAACGGCGCCGGTGCTGAGTCCGAGTGCGCCGGCTTCTACGAGTTTCATCACGTCGTCAGCGTACTTGTGTCGGCGGTCGAGCTCAATCTCCACGTCGATACCATCGTCGCTCGGCATCCATGCTTTGACCACGCCGATTTGTGACTTAATGCCACCCATGGCGTGATCGTAGAACACCGGCGTGCCCTCGAATGGTCGTGAGCCGCCGAGGTCGGTGTCTGGTGTGAAGCGGTCATCAGTCAAATCAAAGCCACCGTAGACGATGCCTTTGCCCTTGACCATGTAGTCACCGATGGCCTTCACAGATTGTGGCAATGACTTGATTGTGTCCAAATTGCCCTCCTCTGCTTTCATTGTACGGACGTCGTCAAGGGCACCGACAATCTCCTCGACGCCTTGCTCCATCTGTGCGTCGCTTGGCTCTTCGACGTACTCATCAGCGTGCTCATCGTCGCTGACTTCCACATGTACCACGACGTGCAGGGCTTTGGTCTCGTCGTCATCCATGCCGTCGTCGCCGAGTTCTTTGAGGGTTTCGATTGCCCCACTGATTTGCTTGCGTGCGTTACGAATCAGCTTCATATCCGCTTCGCTGTGACGCCGTGACGCTTTGGTCTCATCCATGCTGTCCTCCTCTGCAATAATCTCGCGTGCCCATGCCCAACCCTCGTCGCCTCCCCAGCCGTACCATGCCTGCCAGCCTTTGCCCTGCTCATCCCACGTTTCGCCCTCTTTGTCCACCTCGTGACGTTCGAAGTAGCTGAGCATTCGGCGAATGGTGGCGACGGTGACTGGGCGACGGTCGGCGAGCTGATTCGCCCGAGCTAAGCCAACCAGCGTCATGCCTTGCTGGCTCGGTGGCTTCTCCGCACGCACCTCGAGCGCCATTTGCGCATTCTCTGCCACGGCTTCGGGTGGTATGTGCGTGTCCGATTCGGCTTTGTAGTTCTCATCAGCCGTGGCGATGTTGAGCGCAGTCAAGTAGTCCTCAGCGTCGCTTTGGTCGGCGTAGCACTCAAGTGGTACTTCGGCGCCCTCTTTGAACACGCAGAACTCGCCTTCAACTGATTCCATGTAGTACGGCATTATTTCTCCAATTCTGCAATGGCTTTTTGTACGATGGCGTCAAGCGTGCCGGTGCTGATAACTTCTTCGACCGCTTGGCGTGATGTTTTCCAGCGTCCTTGGTGTATCTGTGCCTGCTGATCGCCGATGACATAGTTGGCGTACGGTGCATCGCTGACTAATTGCACATCTTGCCCAGTCTTATTGATTCGGTACGATGCCTGCAAGTTTGCCGAGCCGAAGCTCTTCGTTGATGCACGCACATACGGCACTTGGATTCGTCCTTGCTTAATCATCGCCATGACAAAGCGTCGTTGCTTATCGCTGACGAACCGCATTGACCCGGGCGTTGGTGGGCGAGGTCGGTCAAGCTTAAGCGCTGCCATCACTTCGGTGGCAAAGCCAGTCATTGCGACCTCGGTGAGCTTCTGGTATTTCTCGAGGCTGATGTCGGCGAGTACTTTGATGTTGACGTTCATCGCTCAACCTTTCTGATGGTAATGAACGTAGTACACCGACATCGTGGGTGCGCTGGTGGGCCATCAGCCAAATCAGCGGGCCACTCATCTTGCGGCACTCTGTCCATTGGCGAGCAGATTGGGCAATCTTCGACGATGCTGTCATTTTGCGTTGACCAATACGTCGTTGTCGTGACGCCGTTCTCACTGAGGTACTCTTTGTACTGATTGACCGCTTGCGTTGATGCGCGCGTCATCTCCGTCACTGCGATCATGGCGGCGCGCGATGGGTCGGCGATTGGGCGCAGCATATCGGCAACGTCTTGGATGGTCATCCCAGGTGTATTGCGATACGTTGTAATAACTTGCTGAATACGCTGTGCGCTTGTTTCGTCAATCAGCCGAGTCTGAATTGGCACGTAGTCGGCGAGCCAGTCGTTAATGCGATTCGTCGCCGTTGCCTCATCCATCGGCACAAACTCGGCGCCAAGTTCGCCGAATCGTCGCTCAATGTACTTGGTTAACTCCGACTGCATCACCGGTGCGATGACGTCACGCAGTGATGGGTCAACATCTTTGCCTTGCACGATTTGGCGAGCCCACGTAGCGCCTCGCTTTTCCATCTCTTTGACGATGCGGTCGTAGAACGATTTCTCTTGTGGGAGTAGGTCGTCAACGGCTTTGACTTCGTCAATGACGTGGTGCATATCGTGCACGCTGATGCCAGTATAAAGCCGACTCATCACGCTCTTCACTTCCTCAGCGCTAATCACGTCGCTCTCGAAAGAACACGAAGGATCTTTCTGCGCTTTGATGCGACGCTCAATTTTTTTTGCGAGTAATCCCCACTCCGCTTTGCGCTTTGTTGCAACCTCAGCGTCAACGCCGTCATCGGTTGGCGTAGCTTCGTCGGGCGTTGGCAATGGCGCAGGTGGTGGCGGTGTCGGCGTCACGTCAATCATGGTGCCGAGCACATCGTCAACCAAGTCATAGCCCAGCATCATCATTGCGCCACGAAGGGGAACACCGGCCTGCACCAGCTGAAGCAATGAACCAGCTCGGGCGGCTTCGTCGGTCTGCATGACGTCCAAAGCCTCGGGCTGAAACTCAAAGCTCCAGCCAAGCGGTGTAAAGACCTGCTCATTGAGCACGGCTTCATAGAGGCTGAGGCGTGGGATAATCGTTTCACGCCAAAAACTTTGGCGGTCTGAATCAGCGGTTGCATAGTTGGCGGCACTGGCTTCGAGCATCGTGCGAGGTACGCCGTATGCCATGCCGACGCTCGTGATGACACGCTCATACAACTCTGGCATCTGCAAGGTGTTAATTGGTGGCGTCAGTTGCTCAATCTTGATGTCTGGCGAGCGCATGAAAATCATCTTAAACGCATTGATGATTCCACCGCTTGCTGATGATCGCATCTCTGTCCGGAAGCGCTGAAACTCTGATTCGTCCATCGCCTCGGGCAAGTTCATAATCGTGACTGGCTGTGCGCCACCCTCGAAGAACGCTGAGGCAAAGCGTGAGAGATAATGCTCAAGCTTTGCGGAATTCAGTGCGACGTGCGCTGCGCCAACGCCGGGGCCGATGTCGTCAAAGTACGACGGCTCACGGAAGTACACCACGTCGCTGATTGTCCATGGCCCGTACTGTTTGCCGTTGATGCTTTGCACGAACGATGCGCCCAGCAGAGGATTCTCAAGCGTGGCTTTGTCGGTCATCAGCGTGACGTTCATCGTGGTGGGATTGAGTGGCACGAAGCCAACGAGGCGACGGCCTTTGTAGATTTTGTAGAGATAGGCGCCACCGGTCAAGCAGAGGCTTCGCTCAATCTCTTTAAAGAGTTGCGCCGGTGTCTGCGTGAATGGCCACTCCTGCTCGACGTCGCCTTGGTAGACACGAAACGGCACCGAGCTGACGGCGTCGGCACGCAGATTAGTGGCACGGTACAGCAGTGGTGAGACCATGTAGGCGTCAGCGGGTGTACCGATGCGCCCTCCACGTCGCAACTGCTCAAACCATGCCGGAAGCGAGTTTAGGTTCATAGTATCTCCCATTGAATCTTCGGCTTCGTCATCATGGCGATGGCGCCCGATGCGGCGTCTACATAGTCGTCATGTGGTGCGCCTGGAAACGCCACCACCTCGTCGATGAACTCTTTGACCCATTGCCCAGCAACGAGTGCCACCTTGCCAGCCTCTGCCCTCGCAGCCCATGGCATCGCACGGCTCTGCTTGTCTTTGTCGACCTTGATGCCTCGCAGTGTGTGCCCAACGAGTGCAGGGTCTCGGCGTAGTTCCTGTACGGCGGCGAGACCATGCAAGGCCTCTTCGATGCCAAGCTGAACATCACGCTCATTCAGTGCGGTCGCCGTGATGACCTTGCGCACGTCGGGCCACTCTGCTTTCATCTTAATGCCGCCGTCAAGGTAAAGTGTGCCGTCGGTACCAAGCGCCGCTTTGATGGATGCTGAGTAGTCGGCGCTCGTCTTTGTTGATGCGGCGAGGTCCCAATACCGTGCCCACTTCAAACCTTCGGGCGCACGAGGTACCACGCTGAACCAATGGCGCTGAAACATCTGCCCGATCGGGTCAATGAATCGGCCGTCGACTTCTTGGGCGTACATCTCGCTCGTCATTGATTGCTTCAGCGTGGTAATGAAGTGCGCTGGCAGAAATGTGTTCTCCGTCGTCGATGACTCCGTGATTGCATAGTCGTCGCCACCGCTGACCCACAAATCGTACAGCCAATTTTTACCCCTCGGCGTTGTCGTTGCCCATGCTTTGCCGGGCTGATGACGCAGCGTGGCGATTGCCGTTGGCCAGATGTCGGCATCCATCAGCGCCGCTTCGTCGAGCCAAAGCCACCCAACGTTGGCACCACGAAGCCGGTCGGGATTGTCGGCGCTTCTGAAGATGATGCGTCGATTGCCGAGCAACCGTAGCTCCATCTCTGATTTGTTCCACGTCTCGGCGATGCCAGCCTGTGCAACGAGGTTGAGTATCGTCTCCATTGCGCCCAAGCGAAGCATTGGGTATGACGGTGCGATGATCAGCCCGGTTGAGCCTTCGGGTTGACGCAGTGCTTCGATGGCACCGGCTCTGGTCTTGCCACTGCCACGGCCACCGACGAACAAACGGAAGCGGTGCGGGTCAGCCCAGAATCTCGCCTGACTGGGCGTCTTTGAGCTGTGGCGTATCGTCAGGGAGCCCGAGGTCGATGGTGTAGGTTGTTGGGGCATTGGACGTTGTAACATGGTAGCTTTCACGGTAGCTCGGGTCGAGCTTCTTAATCATGAACATCAGCAGGATGTCACTGCCAGCCTCGGCGCGTTCGATGGCGATGGCTTCGAGCCGGTCGAGGAGCTTTGCCTTGCCTCGCTCCTGTGCAGCCTTGAGTTCTGCCATGAGGTCTGGGCGAATCTTGAGCATGTGGTCAAGGCTTCGCGGGTGTATGTCGATAGCCTTGCATGCCTGCTTGACCGTGCCCAGCTCTTCGACCGCCATGATGACTTCGCGCACCTTGATTTCGTTGAGTGCGAGGATGCTCTTCTGCGGTCGTGGCATCGCTACACCACCGGTCGGTCAGTGAGGAAGCGAAGCAACATGTTGACGACGGCGACGGCACCGGCGATCTGCGGTGCGTACACACTGAACTCTGGCCACTGCGCCACGGTGCCGAGTACCATGACGAGCAACGTCAATGCATTGACCCAAAGCGTTCTTGATTCCCACCACGGTTTCGGTGTCATGTTTAGCCTCCCATAAAATAACGAATGCCGTACTGAATGACGAACGAGGCGACGATGATGCCACCCCACATCAGATTCATACGCTCTTCGACTTTCTTCATACGCTCTTCAAAGTCCCTGAATTGTCGGTCGCCTGATTCGAGGCGCCGTAGCACGGTGTCTATCTTTTCCTCAAGCCGTGCGAGCTTGACTTCTACGGTGTCTGCCATTATCCCTACTCCGGAGTTACAAAGCGTCGGATGAGTTCTTTGCGTACATCGCTCATGTCTACCTGAATCCCCGGGCATGTCTTTGGCGATGGCACTTCACGATGTCCAAGCACGGTCTGCTTTGAGGGTGTGAGGTTGCGCCAACGGAGTAGCACTTCGACGGTGTCGAGCACGATGGCACGCTGCGCTGGTGACCATGGTTTGTAGTCGAAGTAGCCGACGACCTCAATGCCCCATGCCCAGCTGTTCGCCGTGGTGGCGTGGATGCCTTTTTCGTTTAACGCCGTCATCTGCCAGATGCCATCATCAGCAGGATTCGGTGCGCCCACGCAGATGAACAAGTGCGGGCCACTGTCCCACCCAAGTCCCTCGTAGTAGTTCTTGATGCCGGTCATCGTCTGGGCACCGCGCCAGTGACGCTCTTCTGGACGGAAGGTGTGGTGCAAGACGACGCCCTTTGCCCACGGTGCAATGTCGGGGCTATGGTTGGCGAGGTGTGCTTTGAGATCGTGCGCTGTTTTCCATTGGCGCAAATCCCAGCGGAAGTTGTCGCTCTTCGGTGCTTTTGCTTTGGTCATGACTCAGTCCTCACTCGTGCGACATAGCCGGGAATGATGCGACGCATGGAGCCACGCATGTTCGGCAGGTTGTAGATGAATTGCAGTTGGCCACGGTCAACGGTGAGCCAGCCGTGGATGCCCTCGAGCGCAAACAAGCAGACCCATGGTGCCGTCGCCGTCTTGCGGTACCACACATGGACACCAAAGACGCGCGGACGCAGGCGCACATCGCTCATACTTGTCGCCCACTGCTGATTGGTTACGTCAGTGACAAAGCAGGTCTGTGTCGGCATGTAGCATCCGCCGGGGATGTTCAGTGGTTGGTCTTGGTAGGTCATAGTCCCTCCTCTACTTTCATTGTACCGACGTCGTCAATTAGAGACGATTTTGCCCAAAAACACGCAAAAAAATTTTTCTCCAGTGCATGGTGGAAAATTATTCCGCATTAGGAAGCCAAATAATTTTGGAAAAATTTTTCTCCAGTGCATGCTAGGTCATGCAATGCCCCGATTCGCAGTTCATCAGCGCTGCATCGTCGTCTTCATCGAACATGTTTTTGGATTCGACGAGGTTGAATTCACGCAGCGATTTTGCACGCCACCACAAATACACATCGTCGCGTTTGCCGAACTTTGTGCGCTTGGCGTTGATGGCATCTTCGAGTTCGATGGCCTGCGCAAAGAGGTGCGGGTGTTTACGTCGAAGTTCTGCCCAGTCCCGATCAACCTTGTACGGACAGAACCAACACGACGACTTCGGCGGAATTTTCAGCCCAGCTCCCTCGATGATATTGACGCAGTCACCACGGCTCAAGCCAAGGTCAATCAATGGATATTCTTTGATGGTGTATCGGTCTCGCTTCGGGTCATCGGTGCGCATGCGGTGCGCCTCATCCGTGCTGATGCCGATGCCGATGGGCAGGCGCTCTTTGCGTGTGGCGCCGTTCGCCTTTGCCCAGCGGTCAATGACCTTGACCTTCCAATAGGTTGTGCAGTTTCGCCACGCTGGACCGGCGCCTTTCATGTGGAATGGAATGGCGATGTCGTTGCGGTCTTCGATGAGTGCAGCGTGCAGAGTTTGTGCACGGTCTTCGGTGCGCTCCCACCGTGACTCGATGTAGTGCAAGTCGTGGCGCTCAGCGTATGCTTTGATCACGTTGTCGATATACTTGATGGTGTCTGGGTTCTCACTATCTTTGCCAACGTCAGCAAAGATGAAGTGCGTATACGGCAACTTGCCCTGTGCTGATAGCACCATGGCGGCTACACTCTGCACGCCACCGCCGAAGCTAAATAATCGCATGGTCACTCCTTTACTTCATCCTCGGCAGCACGACGGTCGGCGCTTGGTCTTGGTACTTACCACCACGATCAGCGTAGGTTGTCCACGGTACGTCGCCCTCGTGAAACATAATCTGGGCGATGCCTTCACCGGCATAGAGCTTGACCGGCACGTTGCTCAAGTTCGCAATCTCCAGCGTCAGATACCCACGCCAGCCCGGCTCAAGCGGAGTGACAAGCACGTGGATGCCGAGGCGAGCATAGGTTGACTTGCCCACGCAGATGCCGACGATGTCAGACGGAATGGCGAAATGCTCGGCGCTGTGGGCAAGCACAAAGGCACCCGGCTTGAGCGTGTAGGTGTCGACGGTGTACGTGGTGTGATGAAGTTCTGACGGTGCCTTTGGGTCTGCTGGCGCATGGCCGGGCAAGTACTCGACAAAGGTGGTGCCCAAGCGGATGTCATAGCCGAACGATGTGAGGCCAAAGCTTACGACTTTGCCCCGATCGTTGCTGGTGACTTGGTGGGGCACAAAGGGCTGAATCATGCCGTGCTCGGCGCGGGCTTGGATGGCGAGGTCATTCAGAATCATCGCTTTGCCTTTCGTTCATAGTCTCTCATTAGCTCTTGCCATGGAATGGGCACCGATTGCCAGCGCTTGGCGAGGTCGTGCCAGCCAAGCTCGGCGAGGCGTGCGCAGAGTTCGCCACGGTGAATCGTCGTGTGCGTTTCGCGCGTGATGTATGGCTTGACTTTGCGGGAGAATTCGGTGTAGCTCATATGCTCGTAGATTTCGCATTTGTGCATCCACTCCGTATCCCACGCAGCCTTGACGACTTTGAACCTTGGCGATGCCCATGGCGGAATCAGGTGGCCCCACTGATATGCCCATGCATAGACGTCGCCTTTCATGAGTGCATTGACGTGGCCGGGCATCATGCACACGATGTCGGGAGCGTTGATGCGTGTCTGGCTCCGTTGGTCCATCAGCGGTGCGCACTCGGCGTTAATCTCTGCCGTGGTGATGACTCGGCCACGCCATGCATCGTACATGCGATGAAAGGCTGGGTCAATCTTGGCACGATCGAAGCCGAGGACGTTGCCCTTGCTCAGCCAGTCGTACAACTCGTTCTCGTATATCTCGATGTACCGACCGACGCGATGATGAGGGATGGTGCTGACGGCTTTGCTGGTGAGGCGACGTTGCAACGTTGGCTTGCTGATACCAAGCATTGCCTCGACCTGTGTGGGTGTCAGTGCGACGCGATGGCCAGCGTAGGTGATGCCGAGTTTGGTCGCACGCGCAAAGACGCTGTGCACGGTGCGCTTGAGTGCACGCGCGATGAGGCGCACTGGCTTGACGTGGTAGTGCGATGTGAGGTAGGTGTCATCTTGCGTTGACCATGCGCGCTTTGGGTAGCGCTTTGGTGGGCGAGGTTTGCGGATGCGTGGCATCATGGCGTCACCCACTTTGCCCAGCAGTGCTTGCTCGCTGACCAATGCCATGCGCCGGCACCGTCATTCCAAAGGTATTCGAACATGGCGTACTGAATCTCCGGCGGTGCTGCGAGCGGGCTTGGCCACTGGCGTAGAAACTCTTTGCCGGTCATGCCGAGGCTTTGGGCGAACGGTGCGATCACCCAAAGGTCGTCCGTTGACCACACCCAGTAATCGTTGATTTGCCATGCACCGCCATCGGTTGAGCCGTCGACGTTGTCGTTGTAGGCATCCCATGCGCCGGTGCCGAGCGTCACGGTGTCACCTGATTCGCACGCAGCCACGGCCATGGCGTGCGGTGTGACTTCGATGCATTGGCCTTGCAAGCAGAGCCAAAGCAAAGTGGTTTGTAGTATCATCGCATCCCCTCTTGTATCGCTTCTAATTCCTCTATGACTTCGTCGATGATTTGCGCTGTGGTTGGCCGTCGGTGCCTGCTGATGCCCTGTGCGACCATGTCGTCATCCCTTGGGTCCTCATGGCGCCGGCACAGCATCCAGCGCGTCGTCTGTGCGCTGTAGAGGATGTAGTATGCCCACCGGCCAATCGTTGCGGTCCATATCTCAGTCATTGCCCCTCCGTAGCGCCGATGGCCTGCAAAGCCTCATCAGCGGTGCGCACGATGGCGACCGGGGCACCTCGCCACCATGCGTAGAAGACATCTTGGTCAGGCGTCGTCTTGTTCTTGCCTTTGACGTTCTTGACCTCTAGGAGATATGTTACACCACGATGTCCAACGAGCAAATCGGGACAGCCTTTGCCGACCGCTGAAAGGTCGACGACGGTTGCGCCGACCTGGCGAAGCACGGCCATGATGCTGGCTTGATTGGCGTCGGTGCGCTTGGCTCTCATCGCTTCACCTCATCATCGCTCTGCACTACGAGCTGAATGGCCAGCGTCGTTTCATCTTCGCATCTAAGTACCCACTCCCACCACGCATGGCAGAGCTCGGCGAACGGCGATGCCTCGGCGACGGTCTGGGCCAAGCGATGGCGGAAGCGATAATGCGCCGTGGCTTGGTCGAACGTCGTGCCCTCTTTGGTCGCATGCCAGACCTCGAGCATTTTGCCGAAGCGGTGCTGATCTGATTCAATCAGCGCATCGGCGATGCTTCCCCAATGGCGGGCCAAGCGCTCAACGTCGGCGCGGAGTGCTGACTGTGCAACCGCGGTGTCGGCCATGCAGACATCGCACAGCTGGGCGCTGCGCATCGGCATTGACCGGGGCTTTGCGCAGACCAAGCAGAACTTGTACGACGAAGATTTTTTGAGCGAGCGGGGAGTGGGTTTTGGTTGGGTCATCGCTTCTCTCCTAACTTCAACTTTGTCTCATCATCGGTCCATACGAGGATGTCATCTTCAATCATCTCGTTAATCAGCGCCTTGACCTCGTCCCAGTCGGCGCGCGTTGCGACGATTGACTTGATGGTGTCCGGACTCAGTGCGTTGCCACTTTTGAGTAATTTAGTGATTTCACTATAAAAACGGTTACTCTGGTAACTCTTGCCTACTTTAGCCGATTCCAATGCGCTAAACTCCCCGGTAACTCTTCGGTTACTCTCGGTTACTCTTGGTAACTCTTGGTAACTCTCTCTCACTCTTTCTGGTAACTCTTGATCTGAAGAGTAACCAGAGTAACCAGAGTTACCAGAGTAACTAGAGTTACCAGAGTAACCGTTATCTATATAGGTAGGTTTGTAGAGTCCATATCCAACCTTCTCAATGAGCTTATCCTGCACTAAGCGAGGTAACAATTTTTTAATCTGTGCATCGCTCTTACCGGTGGCAATGGCAATCTCTGCTGGCTTCATTGCACGGCCTTCGGCAATCAGTGCATCGTAGATCGCCCGACGCTCTGCGCTAGACGACTCGAGTACTTTGAGCTTTGGGTCGACGACGTGGCAACCGAGGTAGTCATCCCAGTTGAGGTCGATGCGGTCGACGTCGTGAATGTTGCGGTCACTCATCTGCAGCACCGTGCCGTACTGATTCTCAGGGTCTCGGGTTAAGAGCCACATTGCATCAACGGCGCCTTGGATGCCAGTTGACCCACTGATTTTATCGAAGGGGTTGTCACCCTTCGCCGTCTTCGCCTTGTTCGTGTGATGCACCACCATGATGACAATGTTGCGCCGAGTAGCCACACGTTGAATCTGCTTGAGTGCATCGTAGTCGGCGGTGTACACTGGCGTGCGTGGGTCCACATGGTCACGCCACTGTGCGAGCACGTCGATAATCACCAAGCGCACATCGGCATGCATGTCTAACCACTGCTCGAGCATCGCCGACGCCTCAATACCTCGCTTGTCCCAGTCACTGTTAAAACCAAAGTGCAGATTAGCCGGCCACGCTGTGCGCTTCTCTTGGTGCATCGCCGCCATGCGTCGGTATACACTGTTCTGCGACATCTCGAGGTCAAGGTAGAGCACGCCGGTCGGCTTTGTTTCGTACTTGGAAAAGACGACGCCACCCGACGCCACGGCGATGGCGATGTGTAGTGCTGCAAAGCTCTTGCGTGACTTCGGCGCACCGGCCAAGATGTAGCACCCAGGTACCATCAAGTCATCAACGATGTACTCGAGTGGTGGCACGTCGACGAGCTGGAGTTCTGCCGCTGTGACCGTCTTTGGCGGTGCAGCGATCAACTCCATAGCCGTGGCATCTGGCAAGGCATAGAACTCTTTGACTGTCCATAGTCGCAGGTAGTCCGCCAAATCCCCTTTTTTGTCGAGATTCAGGTTAACCACTTTTGGCGCAAAGCCGGCGCTCTTCAACTGTGCACTAAGTGCCATGCTGGCACGTCGCCCAGCATCGTCGCAATCAAGCGCTATCACCACTTGCCCAGAATGGCACTCAGAAAGCTCTGAGAGCAACGATTCGGGCAATGCCCGCTCTGCACCTCCCGTAATGCACGTAGCCGCCACACCGTGGCTCTGTGCAACGACCGTGGATGCCTCGCCATTACACAAGACGAGTGGCGTGCTTGGTGTGACCATGCGGAGCGCGTCGTCGAGTTTGTACCACGAAGACGCATAGCCTTTACCATGTGCATACTTCTGCTTTCCACTGAGGAGCCGGTACCGTGTGCCGGTCTTTGTCGTAAATGCGATGGCGGGCTTGCCTTGGTACGTCGTGCCACTCCAGCCGGCACGCCGATACACTTCGATGTCAACGCCGTGATGCTCGGCGAACTCTTCGAACGTCGTCGCCGTCATCGTGTCAACCACGGCGCCTTTGCTGGGAAGTTCGACGCCGAGGCGCTTGGCCAGCTGATAGAGTGAGCCTGATTCTTTGCTGACGTGATCGTGATAGGTGCCGTGCTCATCGTCGCGAATCGTCAGGCTGAATGACTGCGAATCACTGCCAGCTCTCAGCGGTGAATTAATTCGGTATTGGCCCGATGGATGCGGCGCAATGCCGAGGTGATTGAGGATACGTTCAGCCGTGGTCATGATGCATCTCGCTTTGCTTTCTCATACTCATCTCGTAGCTTCCACCCACGCTCCATGCCATATCCCGCAATGCGTAATTCGTCAAGCGAATAACTTTGTGGGTCAATTCCGTGCGCAATAAATGATTCTTTTGCCATCTCCTGTATGTGTCGCTCGAGTGCATCCAGCCCCGTGAACTTGTGATAGTCCTGGTAGCCAGAAAGACCCCTCTTTACACCGTCAACCGTATTGTGCTCTATGAGGATCGTGCGCAGTTGAGAAGCGGAAAAATGCGGTACGGTGAATACAGTAATGTCGCCAAACCCCTCAAACTCAATGCTAAACGGTTCCCCATTCCACTCGATGCGGAACTGCGGATTTGTCGTCGTCTTTTTCACCACTAAGCGCAGTACATATGTATGTGGTGACGATGGCATAAGCTCCCCTTTAACCATGCGTAGTGCTGGCTGTTGCTTTTTCCAAAACATCTCACTCCCCCTTGCGCTTTGTCATCAGCGCTGCGGAATCCCACCCACCGGCGCTGTGCTTTGAGATCATCGAGGTTCATGACAACTCCATTCGTGGCTGAATCTGTGAAAGCCGTCGCTCTGCAATTTCGATGTATGCAGGATTTAGCTCTGTGCCGATATATGAGCGCCCATTGGTCAGCGCAACAAACGCAGTGGTGCCACTGCCGGTGAATGGGTCGAACACTGTGCCTCCGATCGGGCACCCTGCTAGCACACACGGCTCAATCAGCGTTGTGGGGAATGTGGCAAAGTGGGCACCTTTGTAGTTGCGTGTGGCCACTGTCCAGACGCTGCGTTTGTTGCGACCGGTTTTATATTCATCTGTGTGTGTTTTTGTGCCATTCCATTGACTTCCTTGCGCTGTATGTAATCCTATACTTGCTCGAGCGCCACCAGATGAAAATGATTTTGCACTATTCCATTCATATTTAGACGGCTCCTTAATCGCCTCATGGTCAAAGTAATACCTTGCTGACTTGCTCAATAGGAAAATGTATTCATGTGACTTGGTACATCGGTCGGTCACTGACTCGGGCATTGGATTTGGCTTATGCCAGATGATGTCTTGACGCAGATACCAGTCATCTGCTTGCAGTGCAAATGCGACACGCCACGGAATGCCAAGTAATTGCTTTTTTGCACCATAACTATCACCAAGATTCAGCCACACGGTGCCATCATCACGCAGGATGCGACGCACCTCACGGAACACGTCAACGAGGCGAGCAACGTATGCCTCTGGTGATTCTTCAAGGCCGATTTGTCCATCTACGCCATAATCACGCAGACCGTAGTACGGCGGTGACGTGACGACGCAATGCACCGACTCGTCAGCGATTTGCCTCATCCCCTCTATGCAGTCGCCTTGAATAATTCTGTATGTCATGCGTCACCCTTGCGCTTCTTTGCCTTCGTTGCCTTGCTGAGCAACTGCACAATCAACGCATTACGTGTAATCCCCTTGATGTCCGCCATTCGGTTGAGTGCCTCAATCACCTCGACCGGTGCGAGTACACTGAACCGGTCTTTCTCACCAGCTGGCGCTTGGTCTTTTCGTAGCCGTGGCATATGCCCTCCAATCAATTAGAATATAATCCCATTATATCA